ACAAGTCTATATGGCAACTCAAAGTCTGCGTCTCAGTATGATGGTATGAAACCTATGTTAAGAAATAGGGGCTTGACAATCTCTGATTTTATCCCTATGCTTAACGGTGAACCATATCTTAATCTTGTCAAGTATGTTGAGGATGTATTTGGTAAAGGCGAACTAGTACCAGAAGGTGCATCAAGTAGAAAACTAAAAATGACTAATGCTATTATTGGACTGTTAAAAAGATCTTTGAAGGGTGAAGACCTTGCAAAGTTTAAACTAACAATTGACAATGCAAAACAGTTGACAGAACAGAAAAGATATTATGTGTCTAACTATGGTATTGAAAACTATATTGACATTGTAAATGGTAAAACTGATAAGATAGTTGAAGCGCCAAACTTCGACAGGTACGGTCAAGATCAACTTATAGAATGGTGGAAGAAACTTGCCACTAAAAGATATAAAAAATTAAAAGAAGAAGACAGACTAAGAAAAGATCTTGAGGTATGGACTGAGGACAGTCAAATTGATATTATAAGGTGATACATGTACTCACTAACTATATTTAAGAATAGATACGATAACAAGACACATCGTAGAATGGACTTTGACAACTGGTCGGAGTTCAAAAGTTTATTCTATCAACTATCTAAACAACCACTAGCGTCTAAAGAAGATGCAAACTTGATTTCTCCTGCGACCTACCAACCCAATACAACTCGTAAGAATGTAAACGTAGTAGATTGGGGTGGTTGGTGTGCAGTAGACGTAGATGAACACAACTTCGAAGGAGACCTAAAGAATGAGTTGGATAGTAGGTACACTTATATCTGTTACAGTACTGCTAGCAGTCGAGAAGATTTTCCAAAGTTTCGCTTGGTGTTTCCACTTACAAAAAGAGTTGGATCGGACTCTATTAAACATTTCTGGTATGCACTCAACACCGAACTCAATTCGATTGGAGATAAACAAACTAAGGATTATTCACGGATGTATTATATCCCTAGTACGTACTCTGGGGCTTTCAACTTTATTTTTGATAATACTGGTGTGGATATAGATCCAGATGAACTTATGTTCAAACATCCGTATGCAGAGAAATCTAATTTAAATAATTTTTTTGATAGACTACCCGAAGATATAAAACAAGAATATCTAAGGCATAAGAAACAAAGACTAGACAATACTAACATTCACTGGACATCTTATAAAGACTGTCCGTTCTTTCCGAAGAAACTAGGATCTGAATATAGACTAATTACTAACACTGGTTGGTATCACAAGATGTATCAGATCATGGTCGCAATTGCAGGTAATGCGATAAAGAAACAATATCCGATCACTGCACAAGAAATATCTAAACTGTGTAGAGAACTAGATATGGAAACTGGTAATTGGTACGAGAACCGTCCTCTGGACAAGGAGGCTGATCGTGCACTTGAATATGTTTATAGGAATGGTTAATGAGTAAAAAACAAGATTACAATGACGAAATGCAAGATCTTATATTCACCTCTGCAGGTGACTTCATGGGAATGCAAAAAGAAGAACCTCACGAGTATTGCACAACAAAAGGTTTGGGTTGGGCATTCCTTATCATTGCTTTGTTTATGATAGGTGTTCCTATAATAATGCTTATGATTATGGTAGGACTAGATGAGTATGCTAGATATTGTAATTTAAATATCATGCCGTGTTTCACAAATACAATAAACTTTTTTAGATCGGTATTAGGATAATGACAGACCCTAGAGAATCCGCACAGTTGGAAGCAGAAAAAACTTTTGAAATGTTTATGGATTGGACAAAGAAAGTTGTATATATAATCATATTCTTCTTAGTAGTAGTTGTCGTAGGATGCAACAATGGTGTAGAGAAAGGGCCTAATGCAACAGGTTCTAAATATAATGGTGAGCAATACGATCCTACTAATCTTAACACAAAGGAAAACAAATGAGTAATAAAGTAGAACCCATAGGATGGGCGAGAACTCTTCTAGGTGCAAAAGATGCGTGGAAAAGTATAATGACTATAAAGAACTCTCCACTTCGTAACCTACCACCTCAGTTGGGATTGATGATTTTTTCAATACTGTCTATTATGTGGAGTGGTATCTTTGCAGCAATAATAAATAATCCGTATGCATTTGGAGTATCTGCAGGTGGACACTTGTTAGTAGTATTTGGTATTTTTATTACTGCTATAGTATATGACAGTGCAGAAAAATATAGTGCACCACAAAATTACAATATACGTGGAAACGGTGGCGAACACGAGTGACATGGTTATACTTCATAGTTGTATATGGTTATCCAATTATGATGATTGCCATGGCAGTCATAATGCATAAGAGATTCAAATGAAATGGTTGATAGTAATAATTTTTAATACACTGGCAGGTGATATTTTCGTATTTCAAGAACCTAAGTTTGATACAAGAGAAGAATGTATGATTACTCTAATCCAATCTAGGGATGCAGTCCTACAAAAACTCTTACTTGAGTATGGAGCACCTTTGCCTATAGAGGCTGTAAATTGTGTGCGCGAAGATGTGATTAAGAAAGTATTAAGAAATGAAATGGTTGATATTAGTTTTACTAACGAAGGGTGAACCTTTCACAATACCAATGCAAGAGTTCGAACACGAAGATGCTTGTTTTGAGTATGTAACTACCAAAGAGAATTATCCTACAATCGCAGTAGAAGTGATTGCAATCGCAGGGTTCAATGATCCTGTAGTAAATATAATATGCACACCAGAGAACAGAGTAAAGGAATATTTAAATGTGGGTTCTAGTATGGTTAGCACTTGAAGCAAACCAAAAAGTAGACTACTATCACATCGGTACATATGATACCGATAAAGTTTGTCAGATATCATTGAAAGAAGCAGTAGTACTGATAACAAATAATAATCAAGCACTAAGTTGTTTTTACGTTGGAGAGGATGCTGATGGATAAAGTGAATGTTGCCATTGTTGGTCATGGTTATGTTGGTAAGGCAGTAGAGTATGGATTCAATACATCAAGCGTAAATCAATACATTTTAGATCCGATATACAATAAAGGTATGGAGACAATCAAGGACGTAAAGATAGATCTTGCGTTTGTCTGTGTTCCTACACCTTTTGGATCTGACGGTAAGATCGACTCATCTATTGTAGAAGAAGTCGTTGGTCAACTAAAGTCTAAGAACTGTGTCATTGCTATTAAGTCTACAGTAACACCAGACATAGTTACTAAACTACACGAAGAGAATAACATGGTTGTTTACAATCCAGAGTTTCTCACAGAACAGAATGCACTAGAAGATTTTGTCAATCCACCCATGCATGTGTTTGGTGGTGATAAAACACATTGTCATTACTTGTACCAGTTCTACTTAGATCACAGTAGATGTAAAGATACAACAACAAGGTCATACTACTTGACACCTGCAGAAGCATCGTTTGTCAAGTATGGGATAAACTCTTTTCTCGCATCAAAGGTATTATGGTTTAATCAATTCTCAGATCTTTGTGATAAACATAACGTCAAGTATAACGCTGTGATGAATGCATTGATTACAGATAGACGTATTGGTAATAGTCACATGACAGTGCCAGGCCCTGATGGTAGGAAGGGTTACGGTGGTGCATGTTTTCCAAAGGATACAAATGCATTCTCTAGATTTGCCGAAGGAGACTTCTCACTTCTTGATTTAGTTATCGAAGAAAATAATAAGTATCGTTCTGAATATGTATTAGATGATAGAGAAAAAGAACAGAATGTTGTTTACATTAGAAACAAATTATGATATAATATATTAGAAGGGAAGATTATGTCTCGTATTGCTATTACAGGTATTGCAGGTTTTATTGGGTTTCACCTAACAAACAAACTTGTTGATGAGGGTCACGATGTTGTGGGATTTGACTCGTTCAATGACTACTACGATCCTAAACTAAAACAGGCACGTGCAGAAGAACTCAACATGACTGACGGTATCGAAGTTGATCAATTAGACTTAAAGAACAAAGATAAGTTGATCGAATGGTTTGGTGAGAAAAAACCAGAGATAGTTATACACCTTGCCGCGTATGCAGGTGTGCGTAACTCACTCGACTTCCCAGATGATTATATTCAAAATAATATTGTTGGTACTCACAATCTGATAGAAGCATGTAATGAACATGGAGTAGAAAAAGTTATCTATGCATCTACCTCATGTGTAATGGCAGGCAATGAGTTACCATGGAAGGAAGATGAGAAAGTCGGGTATCCACTTAACCCATATGGTTATAGTAAACTGTGTAACGAATCTCAGTTTATGGCAAGTGACATACCTGCGGCGATTGGTCTACGGTTCTTCACTGTATATGGGCCTTGGGGTAGACCAGACATGGCACTCTTTGACTTCACTAATAAGATTATTAAAAATGAACCTATCGATCTGTTTAACAATGGAGACATGATTCGTGATTTCACATATGTCGATGATATTGTAAACGGTATTAATATTATTATAGATTATATAAAGAGTTCTATGGTTGTTAAAGACATATACAATATCGGTAACGGTAGACAAGTTCCTCTCATGGAGTTTGTTGAGAACATAGAGTTTCAATTGCAACGAAAAGCAATAAAGAATTTTGTCCCGAAGCATCCTGCAGATACGCAGGCGACTTGGTCAGATACAAGTAAGTTACAAGCATTGGGATACAAATCAGAAACACCTATTGAAGTTGGTGTATCAAAATTTATAGAATGGTATAAGAGGTATTATAATGTCAACTGAAGAATTGGAAAAAAAAGTAGCAAAGTTTCACAACATAAGTCTTGAAGAGTTGTATCAACGAACAGTCAAGGGTGGTGAAGCATTGTTCCATCAATACTACATGCGAGACGGTATAGGGTTCTAATGAAGACTGGACTAACTGCGTCTACATTTGACTTGCTACATGCAGGTCATATTGCAATGTTAAGAGAGGCTAAGTCACAGTGTGACTATCTTATCTGTGCATTACAAATAGATCCGTCTATTGATAGACCAGATAAAAACTCACCAGTACAATCTATCGTAGAACGATATGCACAACTGTCTGCAGTAAAGTATGTGGATGAAATACTGGTGTACCAATACGAAGAAGACTTGTTGGACATCATACAGATGTATCCAATAAACCTTAGAATCCTTGGATCGGAATATCGTGACAAGGATTTTACTGGTAAGGATGAGTGTCGTAGATTAGGCATTCAACTTTATTTTAATAATAGAGAACATAGGTTCTCATCATCTGATCTAAGAAAAAGAGTGAGACTAAAGGAGGGTGGAGATGAAACAAGAAAGATATTACGAGAGTATACTGAGAATGAATCGGGAAGCGAATAAAAAAGAAGATCAAGAGGAATCCAAAGAATAGACTTTACATCCGTTTTATTATGTGTTATAATTGTGTTAAAGGAGTAATTAATGTCAATAATGGATAAACTCAAAAAGAATAGTAAGTTGGATCACACAGCTATTCTTTCTGAGTCTAAATTTTTTAATGAAAAAGATATGGTTCCAACCCACGTTCCAATGATGAACGTTGCCTTGTCTGGATCAATCGATGGTGGTCTTGCGCCTGGCCTTACAATACTTGCAGGGCAATCAAAACATTTCAAGACATCATTCGCTTTAATCATGGCGAGTGCTTATCTCAAAAAATATCCAGAGTCAGTTATCTTATTTTATGACTCTGAGTTTGGGTCACCACAATCGTACTTCGAACAGTATGATATCGATCCCTCACGTGTACTACACACACCCATCACAAATGTAGAAGAACTCAAGTTCGATCTAGTAAATCAACTTGACGCTCTTGATCGTGATGAACGTGTATGTGTTGTAATTGACTCTATTGGTAATCTAGCATCCAAGAAAGAATTAGAAGATGCAATCAATGAGAAGTCAGTTGCAGATATGTCTCGTGCAAAATCCTTGAAAGGTTTGTTCCGCATGTGTACGCCGTACCTTGCAATGAAGAACATTCCTATGATTGCAGTAAACCACACGTACAAAGAAATTGGATTGTTTCCTAAAGATATAGTCGGTGGTGGTACAGGTCTGTACTATTCTGCAGATAACATCTGGATCATTGGTCGCCAACAGGAAAAGAAAGGCACTGAGATCGAAGGATATCATTTCATAATTAATGTGGAGAAATCTAGATATGTCAAAGAAAAGTCTAAAATCCCTATTACTGTTACTTGGGATGGTGGTCTGCTTTCTCATAGTGGACTCCTCAATGTCGCTATCGCAGGTGGTTATATCCGCAGTCCTAGTACTGGGTGGTATAGCATTGTTGACAGAGATAGTGGAGAACTCTTACCATCCAAATATAGAGCAAAAGATACCTTACATCCCGAATTCTGGGTGCAAATATTACAAGAGACTGACTTCAAAGAGTTTGTCAAACAGAAATACTCTATTGGTGGGTCTCTTAGTAACGAAGCTGGTGGCGAAAGTGAAGCATGAAGAAAACGACACCTATGTATTAATACCCAATGAAGTTAATGAGGAGTTCTGGTCTGTCAGAATCCTCAAGGGTATGTTTAATGAAACGGTGATTCGTTATGGTAACATTGCATTCAATGAAGTTGCAGAAGGTATTATGTCATTTAACTTTGTTGTTGAGTCTTCACCAGACTCTTCTATCACTGAAGAGAATGAAGTTCTTCAAGAAGTTGCAGGTGACATACTACAAAAGATTATCGCAAACGCACTGGACAACGATGAAGGTATCGTAGGTAAGAAACCAGAAGATGATGAATGGGAAGAGGTAACTGCAGAAACATGAACACTAACTTAGAGCAAGTGATCCTAAGAAACATTCTGACTGATGATGAGTATACAAGAAAAGTTCTACCGTTTATCAAACCAGAGTATTTCGAAGGTATCTATAGAATACTATTCAGAGAGACTGCAAAGTTTGTAACCAAGTATAACAAGTTACCGACTGCAGAGGCATTCAAGATTGAACTTGATCAGTCTGACAGACTCAATGGTGAGAACTATACAGTGGCGATGGATCTTTTACCACAGTTGTTTGCAAAGGAAAAGACTGACTCTGATTGGTTGATACAGAACACAGAGAAGTGGTGTCAAGATCGTGCGATATACAATGCAGTGATGGAGTCTATCTCTATCATTGATGGTAAACACGAGACTATGACTAAAGGTGCATTACCAGATCTGTTGTCTAAGGCTCTGGGTGTTGCATTTGACACAAACGTTGGTCACGACTATATTGACAATGTCGAGGATCGTTGGGACTTCTATAACAAACAAGAAGAACGTATACCATTTGATCTAGAACATTTCAACACAATCACTAAAGGTGGTGTACCGAAGAAAACTCTGAACATTGCACTGGCAGGTACTGGTGTTGGTAAGAGTTTGTTCATGTGTCACGTTGCTTCTAGTGCATTGACTGATGGTAAGAATGTATTGTACATCACTATGGAAATGGCAGAGGAACGTATCGCAGAACGTATTGACGCAAACTTACTCAACGTTCCTATCGATCAGTTAGAGACTATGCCTAAGACTATGTTCACTGAAAAGGTGAAACAATTGTCTTCTAAGACTAAGGGTAAACTAATCATCAAAGAGTATCCTACTGGATCTGCACACTCAGGACACTTTCGTGGACTTTTAAATGAATTAAAATTAAAACGACAGTTTGAACCAGATATCATTTTTATAGATTATTTAAATATTTGTGCGTCAAGTAGAATGAAAGGAATGGGTGGTGCAATCAACTCATACAACTACATTAAAGCAATTGCTGAAGAGTTACGCGGCCTTGCAGTCGAGTTTGACGTACCGATCTTCTCTGCAACACAAACGACTCGTAGTGGTTATTCTAACTCGGATGTTGGGTTGGAAGACACGTCCGAGTCTTTTGGATTACCCGCTACCGCTGACCTCATGTTCGCTCTCATATCTACAGAAGAACTCCAACAACTAGGTCAGATCATGGTCAAACAATTGAAGAATAGATACAACGATCCTACAAACAATAAAAGGTTTGTTGTTGGTGTTGACCGTAGTAAGATGAGATTGTTTGATGTAGATCCTAACGAACAGACATTGACAGACGATACTCCAGTGTTTGATAAGTCGGATGCAGGAGAGAACATATCAAAGTTTAAAGATTGGAATATCTAATGAAGAGAAAACTAATATCAGAATTTTGGGGTGACGAAAAGAACCCAGACCGCAAAGCAGAGATACATCATAACTTAATCTATGATCATTTTGAGGTTGACTTTTATAATAAGACTGAGTTGAAAGAAACACGCGACATGAAGACTGACGGTGTTATACATAGTTTAAGATATGCAGAGGACGCTGCAGAGAACTGGTGTTTAGGATACATACCATGAGAGATCATTTACCGATGCCTGAACGTTTGTTTATTTTTGATGTCGATGGAACACTTACTCCAAGTAGACAGAAGATGGACATGGAGTTTCAGAAATACTTTATGGACTTCTGTGAAGACAACTTTGTTTACCTGATTACAGGATCTGACAAAGACAAGACGGTTGAACAAGTTGGTATCGATGTTTACTATATGGCAGATAGAGTTTATAATTGTTCTGGTAACCACGTCTTTGAACAAGGTAAAGAGATATATAGAACAGACTGGAAGTTACCAGACAACGCTGCATTCTTTTTATTAGACAAGTTACACGACAGTAGTTTTCATAGGAAGACTGGTAATCACATAGACGAAAGGCCAGGCACAGTAAACTTTAGTGTTGTTGGTAGAAACTGTAACCTAGAAGAACGTATGATGTATAGAGAGTGGGATGATCATGAGAATGAAAGACGTGTGATTGCAGAAGCATTTAACTCTAAGTTCCCAGACATTGAAGCATTGGTTGCAGGAGAGACTGGTATAGATATATTTCCAAGGGGTGCAAGCAAAGGTCAGATATGGACAGAAATAAAAGATCATGACGTGCATTTCTTTGGTGACAAAATGGAAGAGGGTGGTAACGATTACCCACTCGCAGAAAAGAATAGACATGGAACAAACCATCATGTCAAAAACTGGGAACATACAAGAAGCATATTGTTAGCATATAATGAGTATAAACTATGAAAGCTAGATTAATATCATACTCACAGACTGGGGAGAATTTACATGTCGGTAATGACATACAGGAACTCGTTGCGTATTGCGCCCGTGTATCCAATCCATCGAATCAAAATAACACTGAAACGTCCGAAAAACTTTTACGTTACCTTGCCAAACACAAACACTGGTCACCATTTGAGATGGTCAGTGCTTGCATAGAAGTAGAGACTACTCGTGACATTGCAAGACAGTTACTAAGACACAGATCGTTTTCATTCCAAGAGTTTTCGCAGAGGTATGCAGATGTTCGAGACATGGACAATCAGTTTGTTATGCGTAAGGCAAGACTGCAAGATCCCAAGAACAGACAGAATAGTATCGATACATCTGACGCAAAACTTATGACTACATGGGAAGAACACCAGAGTAATGTCTGGTACGCTGCAATGAAAGCATACGACTGGGCGATAGAAAACGGTATCGCAAAAGAACAGGCGAGGTGTGTGTTACCAGAAGGTAATACTTTGTCACGACTTTATGTAAACGGTACGTTAAGATCTTGGATTCACTATATAGAACTAAGGTCTGCAAACGGAACACAGAGAGAGCATATGGACTTAGCAATAGAATGTGCTAAAGCAATAATAGCAATATTCCCTAGTGCGGTGGGATACATTGACACACAAGGAATCTCATAGACTCTTTTGGATAGTCAAGGGACATCTAGGGAATGAACAAACTGTACTTGGTAGCGCAAACAGTTACTTCAATAGATTATGGACTACGTATCAAGGTGAAGACACTAGTTACATAGAGGAAGGTTTTGAAGAAGCATATTACTTAAAATATCCAAACAGAAAAGGAGATTAGATGGAAGGGCCGATCTGTAAACTAAGAAAAAAAATTAAAACTTGGTTGAGTAAGAAAGATGATAAACAAGTAAAATACTTATCAGGTAAAAAGAAATAAGGGGGTTGACAAGATCCCCTTTTTCTGTTATCATATGTCTATAATAATAATTGAGGTAGTTATATGATAAAGCAGTTAGTTTTTGGTTTTGTTGCACTCTCTCTGGTTCCTAGTGGATCTGAGAGTGCATCAATCGCAGAAGCAGGTGAGTTTCACACTGCACTAAGTGAACAGGTTTGTCTTGCAAACAATATCTATTGGGAAGCAAGGAACCAAACAAAAGAAGGAATGATAGGTGTTGGTCTTGTGGTACGCAATCGTGTTCTTGATAATCGTTTCCCACATTCGTATTGTGAGGTGGTTCATCAAGGCCCAACTAAACCTAGTTGGAGAGACCCTGACGTTAAGATACCTGTTCGACACCGTTGTCAATTTAGTTGGTATTGTGACGGTAAGTCTGATGATATTATTGCTAGGGAGTTGGACGTTTATACCCTTGCTAGTGATATTGCTCATCGAATTTACGCAGGTACAATTGACGATGTTACCGATGGTGCTACACATTACCATGCCGACTATGTGATACCTGCATGGGCAGCAACAAAGATTCGAACAGTCAAGATTGACGATCACATATTTTATAGATGGGAGTTTTAATGGAAATAGATTATAAGTTCAATGAAGAAAAACTATTGACGGAATTTAAGGAGTATGTAGACGCAACCTATGACGCACACTATTCTAAAGAGAAATTCCAAGCGACTGAGTTTATCGTAGACAGTGGTCACGGAACTGGTTTCATGATAGGAAATGTAATGAAGTATGCTCAGAGGTATGGCAAGAAGGGTTCCGACAAAGATGCTCGGAAAGATCTCCTTAAAGTTTTACACTATGCGTTGATGCAACTTCATGTTCATGATACTAAAGAATTCCGCTAGTAGAACCTTTTGTAAAGATATAAAAGAAAAGACCACAAAGAGCGAGTACAGCAAGTCCTAATGGAATGATAATCATAAGTTTCTCTTGAAACTCTGCTTGCTTTTTCATTGCTTCTCTTCTCAGTTCTTCGAGACGTTCTTTCTCTTCTCTCATTCGTTGTTGACGTAACGCGATAATTTCTTTCCACGTTCCCCAACCGAATCTATGGTCAATCAGTTCTCGCATTTCTTCCATTTGCTCGGCCGCAAGTTTTGCATCGATCACCTCTGTGGCAACCGATTTAATCCCTAACTGATCGGACACAGAGTTTCCTCTTTCTAGTTTTGCCTTTTGAACTTGAGCATTACCGTCTAAGAGACTTTCTAACTGAGAACCGATCTGAGAAATATCTTTTACTGTATTGATGTTTGACTTGATAAAATCAACTGATTGTTTTACCAGAGCAATACCAGCGAGAATTTCTGCGACCATCTTTTTCTTTCAATTGAAATTAATATAGGTCACTACTTTAATATGAATCACAACTATATTTATACTAAATAGTTTTCTAGTATAAATAAAAAATGTAGATGTTGGAGGATATTCTGGACATGGGGGCAGTACCCATCACCTCCACCAAAATTGCATGGAGAAGATATGGACGATAAAAATAAAATAATAGATGTCAAAACAGGCACAAATGAATTCGAAGTAGGAGTAAGACTACTAGGGAATGAATTGATTGGAATCAGACTCGCATCTACTAACGCGAGTGGTAAGATGATTCTATGGGCAGTACTATTGTTGTTCTTTACGTTTATGATAATGGAAGTGTTTGGATTTAACCAGTACTTCCTAAACATGTAATTTTGATGGGGGTGAAACAGGATCGACAGGTATTTGAGTCTACAAACACAAATGCAAACGATAATTTTGCACCATCTGGATTACGCCTAGCGGCATAATCGCAGGGGGTTGGGCACTTACCTAGCAACAGAAAAGTGTCACCAATTTACTAATGGGATAAATTATGAAATATTATATTACAGGGACGAGGAGAGGTCTTGGTAAATCACTTGAAGAAAAATATGGTAATTGTAATAACATAGAAGATTGTGATATCTTTATCAATTGTAAACATAATAAATTTGAACAAGTGGAATTGTTATATAAAGCGGCTAAGTTAAATAAACGTATAATAAACATTGGTTCCCATGCAAGTGATTTTACTTTTAAATACAGGTATGCCGTTGAAAAGAGAGCATTGAGAGAAGCAAACAATAATTTATTTTGTGATGGTGTAAACACAACCTGTTTAAATTTTGGTTACTTTGATAGTCCAAAAGTAGATCACGTAAAAGAAAAAAAGATGACTATAGAATATTGTGTTGAAATTATTGATTGGGTATTAAAACAACCATATAGATTAAAGGAATTGACAATTTGTCCATGAGTGATTACATAGAAAAAATAGATACCGTTGATATTGATAAAATAAAATCAGAATTTAATAGTTACTTAGAGAGAGAAATAAAAGGTACTCTTCAAGTTAGTTTGCAAGGATTTTCAAAAGATGATTTCACTGGAGCAAATGGTAAAACGGACAATCTAAAAAATAATGAAGAAGAATGTAATGTTCGTTTATATGATGATTACAAATATACATACGATGTCATAGAAAAATTTAATCTATACCGATCAAGACTGATGATCATATCAGATAAAAGAAATTATAGTTGGCACTTAGATTATAGTAAAAGAATCCACATACCACTAATTACAAATGAAAGTTGCTTCTTTATAATAGAGGAAACAAAAATACATTTACCTGCAGATGGTAGTGTATATCTAGTTGATACAACTAAGTGGCATACCTTTGTAAATGCAAATAGAAATAAATTTGATAGATCACACATTGTG